GATATAACAAATTCTCCAGTAGTTGGCTTCCAACTTTCTGCTACAGCAGGTAGTAACATTGACAGCGTATCTCGTACGATTGAAAATATTCCTACATATGACCTAACAATTAGCTCAACAGTAGGTTCAACAAGCTATAGCGATATTGCTATTCTTTCATTAATAAAAGTTAAAACAACACCTTTTGCTGCTAACCCATTACAATTAACTTATGGTTTACAAGAAGGTCATTCAGTATCGTTCTATTCTAACCGTTTAATTCAGGACGTTAACGGCGGTGCTCCTAAGAACGATTTTGCTGAAACAGTAATTAATAACAATTCAGCAAACATTTCCGTATATATTAATCCTTATATTGCTAATCAAACAGCCTGGATTGATAATAACGGTAATGCGGTAAAATCAGTAAGAGTAATAAAGACAAGTGACGTAACCACTTCACCATCTATACTTGCTGCAGGCTATCAAGCAGCTGATGCATTATTCCCATTAGGTAATTATGCTGAGTCTTTAAATTTAAGTAACTCTAGTACTAAGCGAATCGGTGACTTACCTAACAAATTAAACTACGTATTAAATCAATTAGTAAATACTGATGTATATAACGTAGATGTAGTTGTTGATGCAGGTCTTTCTACTATCAATGCATTTGCCGGTGGAGACGGGTTTTTTGATGATACCGCTTATACAGCAACTATTAATTCTGATTTAACTAACCTGTTTACTAACGACGGTACGTTTAGCTTCAGCGGTAACGGTACAGCTACAGGCTGGAAAGCAGTTACTGACATCTTCAGTCAATTTGCTGGCGATCAACGCAAAGATTGCGTGTATATCTCTGATCCATTACGTAGTATTTTTATACAGGGTGCAAACTTTAAGACCCTAGACGATAAGACAACAAACTTCTCGAACAACATTTACTGGCCTTTACGTAACTGTTACAATCCTTATAACACAAGCTATACAATTGCTTACGGTAACTGGGGTGCAGTACAAGACGTATTCACTAATAAATTAGTTTGGGTACCGTTCTCAGGCTATGCTGCAGCAACATTTACAAAGAATGATGCAGTAGCTTATCCTTGGGGTGCACCTGCTGGTTTAAATCGTGGTACTATTACAGGTCTTGTAGATATTGCGTTGAATCCAAATCAAAAACAACGCGATCTACTTTATAAGATTTCTATTAACCCTGTAGTGAACTTCCCTAATGAAGGTCTATCAATCTACGGACAAAAGACAATGTTAAAAGCTCCAAGCGCTTTTGATCGTATTAACGTTCGTCGTTTATTCCTCTTCTTAGAAAAGTCAGTACTTAATACTTCAAAACTTTTCGTATTTGAACCTAATACAACATTTACACGTAGTAGATTAGTTAATACTATTACTCCTGTATTTGAATTAGCTAAAAATACTCAAGGTCTTTACGATTACAAAATCATTTGCAATGATACCAACAACACTCCAGATACTATCGATCAAAATGAGCTTGTTGTAGATATCTACATTAAACCAGTTCGTACTGCTGAGTTTATCTTAGTGAACTTCTATTGCACTAAGACATCTCAAGACTTTAACGAATTACTACAATAACCTTTACATAAGTATTTAATATGTCACAAACAATACAAGACTTCTATAGAGTAGCACAGCAAAGAGACTTTGCTCGTGACTATATGTTGCGCGTAGTCTCTCTCGGTAATAATATTCTCAACGAAGATGATTTCGTTTATATTACTACAGCTACTCTACCTACTAGAGATATTCAAAATCAAACCGCTACTTATATGGGTCTTGATTTTAATATTCCTGGTACAGTAAAGTATACAGGTAGTAATGCTTGGAACGTTGAATTCCGCGCTGATAAAGCTAGCTTGATTCGTCAAAAGCTTGAAGCTTGGCAAAGAGGCGAAATATTCAATGACCAAACAAGTACAGGTAATCTCGCAGTTCCTGGTCCTGGTTCAGTTATTCAACTTCATCAAATTGATGATAAATTGAATGTACTTAACGTATATAACTTATTCGGATCTTACATTCAAAAGCTCGGTGATATTAAATATGATATTACTGGTACAGGTGCTCCATTAAAGTTTACAGCTACATTAGCTTATCAGTATTGGTCACAAGGTTAAGCCATATAAAGTATTAGTAAATAACCCGGCTGCAAAGTCGGGTTTTTTATTGTTTAAAGCTTAAGTATTAATATGTCAACACTGAACAGTGTAAAGGATTTTTATAATATTGCTCAAAAACAGGGCTTTAGTAAGAAGTATAATTTCAAGGTATCTAATATAGTTAATGCGCCTGTCACGTTTGAGGAGAAAGATCTGCTGTACTTGCAAACGGCCTCTTTACCTGCTCGTGGAACTAATACCACTAATGTACCTTATAGAGCTTTCGAGTTTGTAGTGCCAACAAATGCTACATTTCCTTCTCAAAAACAATGGAGAGTAACGTTCTTTTCAGATAACAAACAGTATATAAGAAGTCTGTTCGAGTCCTGGAGTGATGCAATGTACAATCCGTTTAACAATCAAAGCAAAGCTATTGCAGGAGATAATGCTTTTATAAATTGTCGTTTAGATTTACAGCTATTCAATGAAGGAGTAGAGGTAGTAAATGACTTAGTAGCTAGTGAAAAAGTAGCGATTGCTAAAACATATCAATTTTTTGGAGTGTTTCCTATACTCTTAGAAGGAGTAGAATATGATATATCCAACACAGGTACAGAGATTGCTAAGCTACCGGTAGTACTAGCATTCCAATATTTTAAAATTAAGTCCTAAGTAATAGTATGGCGCAAACAGAACAAACATTAAAGAGTTTTTACTCTGCAGCTCAGAAATACGGTTTTTTGAGAGATTATCAGGCTAGAGTTGAAAACCTAACTTTTGGAGATCAAACATTTCCGAAAGATTACTTGTTGTATATTAAAAATTTTAGTTTACCAAACGCTACCAAACAATTTGCATCGGTTAAGTATTTTGGTGTAGATGTACACGCACCAGGTCCAAGAGATTATGGTAATAGTAAGAGCTGGGATGTTACATTCTATATGGACCAGGCTTTAGAAATTAGACACTTTTTACAGAAAAGAATGTACGAGACTGCAGTTAATAGTGCAAACGTTATTAACCACAAGCAGGTACCAGGAGACGAAAATGTAATACAAATTAACGTGTTAGATGACAAGCTAAATATTGTTGACATTTACAGAATATATGGATTGTTTGTTATTGACTTGCCCGCAGTATCATTTGATGTTTCGGGTAGTGGTAAAATACAGGAAGTAAAAGTTAAGTTCGGTTATCAATGGTGGTCGCGCGAAAGTGCAAGTAGTGTATTGGGTACTCCTACAACTGTACAAAACGGTACAGACTTACCCGCTCCATCTAATCAATAAAAATGGCAATCGTAACACAGGACACTTTACAGGGCTCTACACGCGGTATTGAAAAATTTACCGATATTTTTTCTGATCCTAACTTTCATATACCAGTTGAGGCTAATTTTATAGTAAGTGTACAAAATTTAACTAGTATAATTGATAATTTAAATAATATCAATAGCCAAGTTATAGATAACACAATTGATGTACAGAATACTAAGCAATACTGGAGTAAAGTTAATGGAGACGAGTTATTTTTAGCTAACGGTATAACCGTTCCTGGTGAAGCTGTAAAATCTGGAAGAGCGGGTTATACGGAATTATCTACTCTAGCGGGCGGGTTTCTCTCTAGCCCTGTACTACAAGGTCGTAGTTCGTTAAGAGATATAGAAATTTATTTTTTAGAAACAAATAAATCTTTTGTAGATTATGTGGTGAGGCCTTGGTTAATAGCTTCTTCTCATTTCGGTTTATTTGCAAGAAGTAGTACTACGGCTGCTCAAAAACAAAACTTTAAAACTGATATATCGGCATTCTTTTTGGATAGAACTGAAGCGGATAATTTTCCTAAAGTACGTAAAGAGATTATATTACATAATGCAGTACCGGTAAGTGTAGAGCCGCATACATTTAGATATGGCAATAATACAGATACTGGTGTACGCTCTATAAGAACTACCTGGACATACTCTAATTATACAGTAAAGTAATATGCAATGCCATTTAAGCTAAATGCATATTTACCTAGTAAACAAACTGAGGTACAGATAAAAGAGCTCTCCTACAAACAATACAGAGAGCTTGTTAAGAGCCTGTATAATGTTAGTAAGAAAGAAACAATCCAGCAGTATAATTCTATATTAGAAGATTTGTGTCCGGATATAGTAGGTAAAAATATAGCTTTTGAGGATAAATTATCCTTACTAATAACAGTACGAAACTATTGTGTAAGTCCTGATTTAAAGCTAAAAGGCACATTGTCATCAGGAGAAACGTTTAATCACGCATTAGAAGTGGATACTTTACAACAATTAGTTAACACTATAAATAAATCCAAAACTATAAGCTATAATGCATTTGAGGTAAGTTTTAGTTCATATAAAATAAAAGACGAGTATGTTTTCTCCAATAACAATTATAGTACTTTTGTTGTTTTAGCGTCTTACATAGATAACATTAAAGTAGATAATGAAGCTGTAGATTTTAAGGATTTAACATTAGAAGAACGTGTTAAAATAGTAGAGTATTTACCACAGGCATTAGTATCTTTATTACAAACTGAGATTACTAATATAGAAGCTCAATACGATGTTAGGGATTTACTCGTAGTAAAGAATCCTTTGAACGGAAACATTATGCTACGTCTTTCTTGCAACATAACATATAGTGTTATGCAAAAGTTAATCGAGTTGTTGTATTCGGAAAATTTAAACAACGTGTACCGAGCTTTTTATAATATAGTTAATTATGCCGGGTTTTCAGCTGAATATATAGACAGTATCACACCATCAGAAATGCAAGTATACTGGATGTACTTTATGCAGGATAGAGAGAAATCAAAAGAAGCTTCAGGGTCTAGAGAGCAATCTACCCCTGCAGGTAGTTTAGGTGCTTCTCCTAGCTCAGAATTTGGGTTTTAAATATGAAAAACATAAACAATTTTTTAAGTGCAATATCTGCAGCGGAAACAGTAAAGGTGTATTTACCTTGTTTACAAAAAACGGTATTATTTAAGTCTCTTAGTGCTAAACAAATAAACACGTTTAGAAATATAAAAAATGATGCTTCATATTATGATACTGGTTTTATTAAAGCTACCTATAAAATAATACAAGAGAATTGTATAGATGCTAGTATACTAGACAAAATAACAGTGGTAGATAAAAATATTATACTGTTAGAGCTAAGAAAACAGGCTCGAGGTTCATTAGTTGATGAAGGTGTTAATTACAGTAGTACTCTAAGAAATATTAAAGATATAGTTTTACCTGAACAAGAATCAGTTACTGTTGATGTTATAACGCTTGACTTACAGGTACCTCTTGCAAAGGAACAATACGAGATAGAAGCAGAACTAAGAAACACGGCAATAATTGAAATTGAACAGGTTGCTCAGAATATTGTTACAAGTAACTTAATTAAATTTATTAAAGAGGTTAAGATTAATAATATTCCTCAAAATTATAAAACTTTAAGCTATAAAGACCGTATGCTTATAGTTGAACATTTACCATCAGCATTCTTAGCATTAGTACAAAAATACGCGGTAAAAGTTGATGAATTAAATGCATTTCTTACTCAAGTAAAATTAGACCATAATGAAACATATAGCTTTAATATTGACTCGGATTTCTTCTTAGGTTTATAACATAAACCCCGTTTCTATACCTAAGTATTTTTATGGCGGATGCTGACTTAAAACAATCCATTGATGCTCTCAATATGAATATTGGAGGGTTATCAGATTCTGTAGCTAGGTTACCGTCTAGTATATCCGATGTCAATAAAAGCACATTGGGCGCGGTATTGCAAAATATGCAGGATAACGCTAATACGACGTTGTCTACTATACAAGGTCTAGGTTCTACTATAGCTTCAAGTATAGGTACGGCATTAAATCAAAATAATTTAATTAGTAGTATTAACGAGTTGGTTAATGCAGTCAACATACAGACTGTTGTTCAAGATGAGGCAAATAAAACAAAAAAGAGAGCTCCAGCAAATAATGACGATAGAGCTAGAGAAATTGAATTGCTAGAATCTATTGCTAGATCTGCAAGGGAAAATAATAGTAGACAGGCAAATAATGAAAAACAGGCTAAAGAGGAAAAAAACGTTAAAGAAGAATATGTTGAAAAAATGCAAACTGTTGAAGAGCAGCTTAAACAGCAGCAAGAAGATTTAGCTGAAAAAGGTTATAATTCGAAAAGAGAAGCGGTACGTAAAAAATACAGTACAGCTAAATATTCTGAAATTGCTCCTGAAAAAAGAGGTTTGCTTGGTAATATAAAATCATTTTCGGAGCGTTGGGATAAGAGATTGGCTGATTTAGAGAGTGCAGAACTTAAGGATATAGATAAAGAGTTTGAAGCGGAACTAAAGCAAGAAAAAGATTTAAAAGAACAGAAAAAAAAATTAAAGGAAGAAGAAAAACTTAAGCTCAAAGAAATTGAGAAAAGAACAGAATCTGAAAAAGAATTAGAAAGAAAGAAAAAAGCTGGAGAGGTAGTTGAAGAAGCTGGTGGACAGATTGCTATAAATACTGAAGCTGCAACTAATGAAGCTCAGGAAAAAGCTAAAGAAGAGGCGGCAGTAAAAAAGCAAATATTAGAAAATAAGAAGGCTGCAGAAGAATTCTTAAAAGAACAGGGAGAAAAGCCTGAAGAATTATTTCCGGGAGAAATACTTGCTACTATAGCAGAATCAGAGCTTAAAAAGCAAGAACAACAAAAGAGTTTAAGAGAAAAAGCTGAAGAAGCAGCTGTATCGGGTTACTCTGGTACTTTACAGTTAAACGCTAACGGAGAAAGTGGAGCTGCTGCTTCTGGTACGCTTGCAAATCAAAAAGAAGGTGCACCCGGTGCTCCTATAGTCGTTAATATACAACCAGGAGTTAGTGGGGCGGGTATTGGTATTAATGTAGATGACTTAGCACCAAAAATAGCAGAAGCTATTGTTAACTCTCCTTTAGCTGTAGAAATAGGTAAAGCAGTAGGGGAGGTAATCACCAAAAGCGAAGAAGAAGAAAACGAGCTTAAGCAAGAAGAAGCCCCTTCAGCGACTCCTGGTTCATCGGAAACTAGTGGGGAAGGTGTTGAAGGTGTACCGGTATTAGTTTCGGAAACACCAGCAACACCACCCTCTGTCAAGCCTGGCTACAAAGTCGAGCAATACACAACTAAGACAGGTAAAACTAAATACAAATATAAAAGAATAAGTGATAACAAATATGTTAAAGAATCTGAAGCGTTAATTAAACCTGCTAATATTTCCGGTACAGGTAGTGATCTTACCGAGTCTGTTGGGGGTGCACCCGAAAAACCAGTAACACCTGCAGGGTTACCACTACCAGAATTTGCTTCAGGCGGCTCTGTTGAAGAAGGTATGCCTGCAGTAGTAGGGGAAAAGGGACCGGAATTGTTTGTTCCCTCGACTAACGGTCAAATTATAACAAATGATAGTTTTAAATCGGTAAGCGAGAAACAAACCGAGCTAATCAAAGGAGTATCTGCTATACAGAATACTGCAAATGCTATAAACACCACTACAAATAATAGTGCTAAAAATATAGATAATATAAGCAATATCGGCCCTTCTACCACTTCTAGTGTGCTAGAGACTATATCTAAGTCTACTCCTGTTAATCAAAAAGGAGACGAAACGGCTAATTTACTCGTAGCTATTAACAAAACTTTAATGGATTTAAGTAACAGATTAGTACAGACACCAAATCAAAAGCAACAAGGTACAAGCAGTAATAACTCTGTAAGCACCACTTCAAATAATGTGTATTCTTTAAATGTACAAGGTAATCCAATTGCTAATGCCCGTCAAAGAACAGACAGTATGATGTATTTAAGAAGGGTTGCTAATTAAGTAATAATATGGACAGCCTGGAATTTACTACACTAGACGAAATAAATGGCGGAGCACCAACTCTACTTAAGAGGGGTAATGGCGCGTTTAGTGTGTATGAAGATTATCCTTGGGCTATAGGTGGTTCTGCTAGTTTAAAAAGTTACGTACCTTATATACAGTTATCTGAAATTAAAATTACTTCAAGTGCACAGTTACGTCAGCTTAAGTTATCCGTAGCTCAAAACACTACTTCTACTCTTGCTAGAGCGGTTGGCGGGGCAATTGCTGGTAACGGAATAGCGCCTGTTGTAGGCGGAGTTATTGGAGCAGCATTAGGTGCTGCAAGTGCGCCTACCTGGGTAGATCCTTATAACGGTTTATATGACGGAGAGAAGACTGGGTTTGTTTATACCTTACCTTATTTAAGTCCGGATAATATGGTAACTAGTAGCATAGGTACCTGGAGCAAGGTAGATGAAAATAAGACTGCTGAGCTTTTAAAGAAAGCAGGCGGTAGTATTATAAGTTTAGTAGGTGGGGAGCCTGCGCTGGCTGAAGCTACAAAACTTGGAGATACTCTCTCCGAAGCATATGATACAACAAAAGCAATTAATCAATTGCAGGCAGAATTAGCTAATCCTGGTTCTTCAAAGGAATCTGTAAAGTATTTTGCACCTAGTGATGCTGGAGATACTATTAATACTTCTTTTTATCTGTTTAATACTACAAGTCAAAAAGAAATGCAAAAAAATTGGGAGTTTCTCTTTGCATTTAACTATCAGAATTTACCTAATAGAAAATCTATAAACTTAATGGATCCGCCTAGCTTGTATGAGGTTACAGTTCCTGGTTTTAAGTATTTTCCTTGGGCATATGTATCAAATTTTAAGGTAGAAAATATAGGTACTACCCGTATGGTAGACATAACAACTGGTGAAGTTGTAAGCGCGTATAGTGCACTTACTAATTCTAATGTAAAGATTATACCTGAAGCATATAAAGTAACTATATCGTTGCAAAGCTTGTTTATAAATGCTCGTAACTTATTCTACTATATGTATGACGGTAAAGAATTAAGTCCTAATAGTGTTATAGTTAACCGAGGAAAATAATATGGACGGACAAAAGCAAAACAATATTTCAGCTCTACCCACGTTAAACACCCTAGCGTTAGAGAATTTATTTAACGTATATAATGATGGACAGAATTACTTTTATAATTTAATTGGTACTGTTAATATACCCGTAGATTTAGATCCTACTACATATGGTTATTATACAGTTACGTCTGATAATACACCTTGGACACTTGTATCTCAAAAAGCTTATAATACGCCTTCTTTATGGTGGTTAATATGCTGTACAAATAATATACAGAACCCAGTTCAATTTCCTAAAGCCGGCACCCAACTAAAGATATTAAAACCTAATTACGTATCAAGTATATTACAACAAATAACTACTAGTAGCTAATGGCTATATCTAATACAACTGTTAATAGTGTGCCTTCTAGTGAGGTTAATACTAAGTTTTACAATCGGCAAAAATATCAAATTGATGTTATATTTGATAATTTGCAAGGTAATAAATTTCAGTTAAACATAGCTAGCTTAGTTTCTCTAGATATAGAAGAAGATAGTAGATCTTGGTTTAAGAAGGCTAGTCTTGTTATAAAAAATCCTGATAATATATTTGAGCAAAAAGTAACTGCAAGTGCTTCGTCAAATCAATACTATAAGTTTCGTAATGATGGTAGAGATTTAGTATATGTAACAGTTAAAATACTTAATGATAGTACTATTAAAGAGGCTGATTTACAAATAGATTATAATGTCTGGGGTATGTCATATGTGTTTTCTATTTACGATAGAGAAGAAATACCAGGTGACACTACCAAACAAAAACAATTAAAGCTTTATTTGTGGGAATTTGAGCAGCAAATTCTTAGTGAAACTAACGTGCAATGGTCTACAAATGAATTGTTATCGAGTGGATTAGTACCGGCTTATGCTACTGATGAACAGAAATTAGTACCTACAGGTAAAGCTATTAAGAGTTTATTAACTAAAACTTTAGAAAAGTATTTACCGCAGTCATTTACAAAAGACTGG